CCTCTCCAAGGACTGGCGCGCGACCCAGGCCCCGCACGATGACATTGAGTTCAACCCCGATGGCTACTCGTGCGACTTCGAGGCGACCTGGGGGTATTCGCTTCATCCCTCGCTCATGACGCGCAATGCCGACTATCAGCAGCACGCCATCACGTTCTGGAAAGAGGCGGCGCAGGACATCATCGCAACCCTGGTCAAGAAGTAAGGCGGATCACATCCGCAGGATGAGCACATGCCAAAAGTAGTGACGAATCAGGGAACGGAGCAGTTCCCGGCCAAGAGCGAAGGCAAGAGCGAGAAGGTCGAGGCGCCGAAACTAGAAGTAGCTCCGCCGCCCAAGATCGCACCCTCGCCTGAGGAGAAAGCGGTCACGCCGCCCCCTCCGACGCCGGAAGAGGAGGGCTTAGAGCCCGATGATGTTGATCTCACCGAGCATGTGCGCAAGAAGATCAACAAGAAGCACCGGCAGATGAAAGAGGCGCAAGAGGCGGCGGCCGATGCCGAGGCCTTCGCCAAGAGTCAGTACGATCGCGCACGCCTGGCTGAGGAGCGCGCAGCAGAGCTCGATCGGCGGTTGCAGGAGCTTAACAAGGCTCCTCCCGCGAAAGAGCCGGAACTGAAGCAGCCCACGGTGAAGGACTTCACCGATGACAAGGGCCAGGTGCGCTGGGAAGAGTACACCCAGGCGATCGCCAAGTATTCAGCGGATAAGGCTCTCGCCGACAAGGAGGCGAGAGATCGTGAGGCGCAGCAGAAGGCTGCGCAGGAGAAAGAGGCGGCAGAGCTTGCCGAGGCAGCGAAGCGTTTCAAAGAGCGAGCAGACAAGATCGAGGGCTTCCAGGAGAAGATCGCCTCGGCCTCCGTCTGGTTTCCCAATGCGGTGCTGGAGTACATCACCGAGAGTGAGAACGGTCCCGAGATAGCAGTCTATTTGGCCTCCCATCCCGAGACAGCCGAACGAATCTCGAAACTGCGTCCGATCAAGGCCATTGCCGAGATCGGCAAGCTCAAGCTCACCGAGGACAAACCGGAAGCCAAGGCTCCGACACCTCATGTAGCAGAGCGCGGTGGAGCGCCGCCTCCGATCACTCCGGTATCCGGTGCGAATGCCGGGACGGTCAATACCGACCCATCCCGCATGTCATTCAAGGAACTGCGAGAGTACGAGAGGGCTCGACGCCAGAAGCGTTGAGCCCGTGGCGCTCCTGATGTAACCCCTTCAGGAGTACCCAATTGACACAGCAACTTCTCACGATGAGCTATATCACCAACGAAGCTCTCGTGGTGCTTGAGAATGAGTTGGTAATCGCGAATCGTGTGGAGCGTCAGTACTCCAACGAATTCGCCCAGACCGGCGCCAAAGTCGGTAACACCGTCAACATCCGCCGTCCGCCCCGCTACATCGGCACCTACGGGCCGCCACTCAACGTTGAGGACACCTTCGAGACCTATGTCGCGGTGGTGCTCAACTACCAGTACCACGTAGACGTGCAGTTCACGACTCAGGATCTCGCCTTGAGCATGGACATGTTCAAGAAGCGAATTCTGAAGCCGCAGATCGCAACCGTCGCGAATCGCATCGATGCAGACTCGGCGCAGTACTACACTCTGAACACGGCGAATGCGCTCGGCACTGCGGGCACACAGCCGGCCTCGTACAAGATCTTCTCCGATGCCCGCGCGATCCTTGCGCTCGAGGCATGCCCGACCGAGGGCGAGAAGAACTGCGTGTTGGACCCGATCACCATGTCGGCGGTAACGGATGCGAACAAGGGCCTCTTCAACCCTCAGGCGAGGATCGGGGACTTCAACGAGAAGGGCCTCATCGCCAAGGAGTGGGCGGGCCTGGACTTCTGGGAGGATCAGAACATCCTCTCCTTCACGACCGGCACCAACACGGGGACCGCGGCCTCCTTCGCAACGTTGACGGGTGCGAGCTATTCCAATAGCGCGCTCTTGTCCTCGGGTTGGGCGGCATCCGGGACGCTTACGGTACAGGGCTTCACGGCCTCGAGTGCTGTGTGTGTGGTGGGGGATACCTTCACCATCGCAGGCGTCTATCCGGTGAACCCGCAGAACCGGCGTCAGTACGGCCGCAGCCTCAAGCAGTTTGTCGTTCTGCCTCCGGGTGGCTTTGGCACCCCGCCGAACGGGGCTGCGACGACCGGCATCTACTACTCCCCGGCAACGCTCACCAACGGCACGTTCAACAATGCCACGGGCGTCTACACCGCAGACTCGAACGGGTACTGCACACTCAGCATCGGTGAGTGCGTGATCTCGGGCGGTCAGTTCCAGAACTGCACCGCAGCGCCTCCGACCGGCAGTGCGATCGTCTTCAACAACAGCGCAACGAATGGCACCGTGAGCCCGCAGGGGCTCGTGTTCCACAAGTACGCCTTCGCCCTGGCATTCGCAGACCTTCCGCTCCCGCAAGGGGTGGAGATGGCGGCGCGTGCCTACGACGATGAGGACGTGGGCATGTCGATCCGCATGGTGACTCAGTACACGATCAATAACGACTCCGAACCCACCCGAGCTGACGTGCTCTACGGGCCGGCCTCGCTGTATCGTTCGCTGGGCCTTCGCGTCTACGGCTAACGCCATCACGGGCGGCTCTGCATAGGGCCGCCCCCTTTCTTGGAGTAATCTCACATGCCTGGTGGCTCACAAATCCCGCGTGGCAACGTCTTGCTAAAGACGATGCTGTACCTGCCTTCCGTCACTGTCCCCAACGTCAACGCCAATGCGACCGCCTTGCAGACCATCACGGTGCAGGGCGTGCAGCAGGGCGATCTCATCTCTTGGAACCAGCTCAGCACGATCACTGGTATCGCGGTCGACAACGTCTATGTGAGTGCGGCGAACACTCTCACGTTCTACTGGTCGAATACGACCGGCTCGAACGTCACGAACAGCGCCGCGCAGCCGTTTCTGATCTCGATCAGCCGCTCCGACATCGTGCCTTACACGCAGCTCCCGGCGGCACTCGAGTAGCGCCATGGTCCCGCTGCACTTCACGACCGGCACGAGCGCGCCCGTGTGGACGCTCGCCGGGAGCGGTGCGTACTTCATCAAGATCTATTGGCAGGGCACTGCCAGCGGCATACCAGTGGTCGGCGTCACGGTGCCGGATCTCACCATCCCGATCTATACGACGACCCTGGGCGTCGAGTTTCATCGGGCGCTGGTGCAGAACGGCCCGATGTACTACACGGTGACCAAGAACGCCGGCGACACCGACGCCACGGCGCTCTCAAGCGGAGGCGACGTCATCACCCTGCTGGTGGAATAGATGGGCTACGTCACCTCGACCGCGCAGGATCTCATCACCGGCGCGCTGCTCAACATCAATGCCTACTCGCCCGGGCAGAACGTAGATTCGACCATCTCGAGCACCTGCATTCAGGTGATGAATGACCTGCTTGAGTCGCTGTCGAATGACGAAGCATTCATCTTCACGCAGACCGAGAACGTCTTCGCCTGGACCCCGGGGCAGTACCAGTACACGGTCGGCAACCCCACCGCCGCGAGTGCATTCGCGGCGTACACCGTCTCGGGCAGCGCCTACCTCACCGGCATCACCGCAGCGCTCACCGTCACTTTCGGGCTCAACGGCTCAGGGACTCAAACGGGAGGCTCGCTCTCGGATACGTTGGCCGCGATTCCATCCGGCACGGTCATCTCTGCCTATAACGCCGGTACGACGTACTCAGTAACGTTCTCCGGATCGCCAAGCGGCACGAGCGGCACGCTTTCGGGCTGGACTCACGGCACACAGCCTGCCGTGCTCATCAGCTTCAGTGATGGCGAGATCCGAAGCGGTGCGATCACCTCGGGCGGTAATGTCACCTGGACCACGGCGCTCACCGGGAGTCCTACGACTTCGGCCACGGTCAATACCACCTACCTCACGATGAGCGCCAATGCGACCCAGACGCTCACGGAAGTCACAGGCTCGACCAGCGTCACCTACACCGTGCCGGGCAACTTTTGTATCCCGCGCCCACTTCGCATGCGCACCAGCTTCACGCGGGTGACGACCTCGGCCGCAGCGGGGCTTGACTACTATCTAGATTTCCAGTCCTTCGAGCGCTACAAGGAGATCGGGCTTAAGACAGTCCCCGGTCCCTGGCCGTACCTCGCAGCGTATCAGCCGACCTATCCCTACGGGACGCTATGGATCTATCCGAATCCCTCGATTGCCGGCGCCGCGCACGTCTTCACCGACTACATCTTGGCTGAGTTCACGAGCCTCACGCAGACGGTGAGCTTGCCGCAGGGGTACAACCGCGCATTCAAGAAGCTTCTGGCGCTCGAGCTCTGTCCAATGTTCGGCAAGACCCCGTCTCCTTTGCTCATTACGCAGGCGAAGGAGGCGAAAATGCTCTTGAAGAACCTGAACACCGATCCTGTCGTCACGCTCCGATACGACTCGGACCTCGTCTACAGCCGGCACACGGACGCTTCCTTCATCGTCAACGGCGGTTTTGTATGACGAGAGGTTTCGTCTAAGTGTACGCAGGCTCCGACTTCGGTTTTGTCGGCGACTCTTCCCAGATGCCGATGACGCTCCAGGATGCGCAGGATGCCATCAACTACTACGTGGAGATGTCATCCGAGCCTCGGGCCAAGGAGCCGATCGCGCTCTTAGGTGCGCCGGGCTTGAATCAGCTGTGGGAGACGATTGCAGGGCAGGCTCGAGGGTGCTGGGTACTGCCTGGAAATACCCAGGCGCTCATTGTGGTCGCGAATACGGCCTATGTCGTCACCATCACGGTGCCGGCGACCGCGACCTCGATCGCGCAGTTTTCGGTGACGCAGGTGGGGACACTCCTCACCAATTCCGGCCCCGTCTCGATCCGCGACAATGGCGTGTTGGTCAATGGCCTGGGAGGCTATGCCATCATCGTCGATGGCACCTATGCCTATTACTACCTGCTGTCAGGCGCACCGCAGACGGTGAGCTTCGTGGGCGGGGTGAGCCCCGGGTTCACCATCACGCTCTCCTCACTCCCCAACGGGCTCATCATCGCGAGCACGCCGACGCTCTCTGATGTGTCGGGCTACATTCCGGCCAACACGCTCATCACGGCGGTCGATACCAACGCGCTCACCATCACGGTGAGCAATAACATGACCGGGACGAACGCATCGGACTCCATCACGCTCACGATCCCAGTCTTCGGGCAGATCACCGATACGGGATTCCTAGGTGCGCAGCGCGTGGATTTCATCGAGGGCTGGCTCATCTTCAATCAGCCGGGCACGCGCACCTTCTACACCACAGGGCCCACGGCCTATCAGATGCTCTTCCCAGGGGCGTTCTTTGCACTCAAGGACTCGAGCACGGATAACTTGGTGACGCTACAGGCCAACAACCGCGAGCTGTGGTTGATCGGCGAGCGTACGAGCGAGGTGTGGTACGGCTCGGGGCTGCAGAACTTCTACTTCTCCCGCGTCCCAGGTGTCGGCCCCCAGATCGGCTGTTCTGCATGGGCATCCTTGACGCGCCTCGGGGGTCAGCTCATCTGGCTCGCCAGGAACGAGCAGGGCGAGAACGTCGTCGTCGTGAGCGCACAGTACAGCTGGGATCGGGTCTCAACCCATGCGGTCGAACATGCGATCTCACAATACGATGTGGTCTCGGATGCGATCGGCTATGCGTATGAGGAGGAGGGGCATCTCTTCTACATGCTCACCTTCCCGACTGCGGATGTGACGTGGTGCCTGGATTACACCACCTGGGTGCACAGCAAGGGACAGTTGGGCTGGCACAAGCGCCTCTCGTTTGATTCAGGCACCGACACGTTTCACCGGCATCGCTCCAATTGCTTCATGAACTTCGCCGACCTGCGCATCGTCGGGGATTATCAGACCGGGGCCTTCCACCAGATGAGCAGGCAGTACTACACGGACAACGGCGCGGTGCTGCCTGCGATCAGACGCTCGCCGCACGTATGGCAGAAGCAAAGCCGCCAGCGCGTGTTCTTCGCTCAGCTGCAAAT